GCTGGCATGTCGTCGGCGAAAGAAGCGGGCAATCTGCCGCGCGCGATTGACGAACTGCTCGGCGTGTCGAGCATGGAAGAAAGCAAGCTCGTGAAGGCGATTTTCGATGGCGTCAACGCCTTCGAGCGCGAACACGGCTTCAAGCCGACGGGCGACTTGCTGCTGACGGCAATCGACCAAGGCAAGTCGATCTACGACTCGGCAACGAACAACCATCACGACCAGATTTCGCTCACCCCGAACGCTCCGGTCGTGGCGATCCTCGGCGCACTCGCTGAAGCGTGCCCGTTCGCTGGCTACCTGCCTGCGGACCGTGGTTCGAACGAAGCGCGCCTGATTATCGTCTCGCACCAAGCGGGTTCGAACTGGGGCGGCTACAAGCAAGGCGCCCTGATGGACGGTATCGCGCAAGGCGAATCGTTCCTCGGTTCCTCGCGCATGAAGTCGCTTTCGGCTCCGAACGACACGGCGAACTACAAGTTCACCTTCACGGACAGCGAAGACGGCACGGGCGAAGCGCTGATGCTGCTGCGCGGTCGGACCATCGTGTACGTCAACGGCCAAATCGCCGTGCAGGAAATGCAGAACGGTTCGAACACGCAGGCAACGGTCGCCATCATGGGCGGCGTGACGCTCGCAGGCGTGGACTACGGCATCACCGGCACGGTCAAGCCCGCAACGGGCGAAGTCGTGGTGACGCCGGGTTCGGCATTCCCGGCTGGCACGGTCGTGACGGCTGAAGTGTATGCCGACTACGAACTGAACCCGGTGAAGACGCCGAAGATGATGGTTCAAGCGCAGGTGTTCCAACTGTTCGCGAACCCGTTCCGTGTCACGTACCAAGTGACGCCGGAAGCTCGCTCGCAGTTCGCGAACGAAGTCGGCGTGGACGCAGGTGCAGAGGCAATGATGGCGGTTCGCGGTCAATACGCGATGGAACGCCATTACGACGCGCTGAAGAAGGCGAAGTTGATCGGCCAGTTCGCCGGTGCATGGGAATACGACTTCGACTACGAAGCCCAAATCCAGCAAAAAACGCGCGCGCAAATCCTTCAGGACTTCGCAAGCGTGCTGGGTATGGCGTCGCAGGCGATGGCCGAAGCGACCGCCGACCACGGCATCACGCACCTGTACGTCGGCAAGTTCTTCGCCGCGATGTGCCGTTCGCTCGACTCGACCCTGTTCGTCTCGTCGGGCATCACCGACCGTCCGGGCATTTTCCGCGTCGGGCGTCTCTTTGGCGTGTACGAAGTCTATTACTCGCCGAAGGTCGTCAACGAAGCCGCTGACGGTTCGCAGTCGGAAATCATCGCCGTCGGTCGTTCGACGCAAACGGCGCGCTGCCCGATCATCATGGGCGACGCAAGCGCTCCGATGTTCGAGCCGCTTGGCACGACCGAAACGCTGAAGACCGGTTACGGCTTCAATTCGCGCTCGTTCAACCGTGTCAACCCGCACCAAATGTCGGCTGTGGGCTGCGCGCTTATCACGGTGCTGAACCTGAAGAAAGTGGGCTAAACGCCCGCCCGCGCCGGGCAACTGGCGCGCGGTAGCTATTGACGCGGCGGCATAGGGCAACCATGCCGCCGTTTCTAAACCGACACAGGAAATACACCGTGGCAAAGACCCCTACGAGCAAGACCAAAGCCGTCGAGAACACCGACGACGCGGCGCAACTCACGCCGGAAGAACTCGCCGCAAAGGCCGCGCAAGACGCCGCCGACGCTGAAGCGCAAGCCAAGGCCGAAGCCGAAGCGCAGGCGAAGCTCGACGCCGAACTCGACGCCGCCGCAAGCCAAGCCGCTCTCGAATTCCCGCGTGATATGCGCGTGGTGAATCACACGGCCCGCGTTTGGGTGGTTCGCAAACACATTCCCGCTTCGTCGGCGGACACGGTTATCACCGTGCGCGACGTCGAAGACCTTCACACGCTGCGCCAGAACTGCCGTGCCGTTCTCGCACTCTCCGACCACTGGAAACCGGTCGAAGGCGAGCCGGATGCGCTTCGAATCGTGGAAGTGGACGAGCAAATCTAAACACCGACCGGGTTCAAGGGAACAAAAATGTCTTTCTATCCGCACACTCGTCAACTCGGCTCGCAAGCCGGGGTTCAATTGAATCCGCCGAAGGACAACACCGACGGATTCGTGACTCAAGTCACCGACCAAACGGTGTCGTTCGTCGGGCGCTTTAAGCGCGGTCGAATCGACGTGCCGTTCAAGGTCAACCGTGGCAATCTCGTGCGCAAGCTGGGCGCGCCGGAGTCGATCCGCGTATCGGCCCTGAACGAGTGCTACGTGCAAGTGTACGAAGCCGTCAACAACGGCGCGCGCGAAGCGGTTATCTCGCGTCTCGCGCAGGCGGGCGCTTGGTCGAACAAGTTTCTGGTGTTCAACATCGACGCTTCGGGCGTGGGCCAGTTCACGGCGGCGGCAGTCGCGCCGACGACCGCCTATGTGTTCTACCTGAAAGACCTCGAATGCTTCAACGATGGCGTTCTGGTCGAAGTCAACGCGGTCAAGACGCTCGATGCAACCAACGCCGCGATTGCGACGAAGGTCATCACCGTGCGCATCAAAGAGCCGGACGGCACGCTTCGTTACGAAGTGACCGGTTCGCTCGACAACTCCGCGAAAGACGAATATCTCCAAGACTTTTCGCTCGTCGGAAAGATGGAAGGCGTCGCGCAGTCGAACATCGAAATCACGTGCAACCAGACGGTGAGCATCGCGACGACCGCTGAGTGCTACGGAAAGGCCGCAGATGGCACGACGAAGCTCTCGAAGACCGCGACCCCGCTCGCGCTCTTTACCGAAGGCGGCACGACCTATATCGCGACCGACTTCGACAACGCCCTCGCCGCGCTCGAAAAGAGCACGCTCGACTACGGCTATGCGTCTTCGGGCGGCTCGCAAAACATCACGCTCATTTCGAAAATGGCGACGATGAACATGCGCGCAAACCGCCTCATGGCGATTGACGTGCCGGGCACCATGTCGCCCGCCGAAGCCGCGACGTGGGTCGGTCAACTGGGCATCACGACCGCCAACGCGCACCTTGTCGCGTTCTACTGGGCACCGATTAAGACGGACGACCCGTTGAACGGCGGTCGCGCGGTCATCGGTACGTCGGGCCTGCAATGCGGCTATCGCTGCTCGCGCAACGCGCAGACGAACTCGTATGGCTTGGCGCCGAAGAACTACCCGATTGCGGGCAAGGATTGGGCGATCAACCGCACGAGCGTGCAACAACTGTCCAACCCCGACGAGTTCCAACTGTCGGATCTGGCGGATGCGCAAATCAACCCGGTCATCTATCAGAACTACGGCAACAACGTGGACGGGTTCGTGTTCTATGACTCGCTCACCGCCGCGAAGACCAACGGCTACCGGAAGCTGATTTCCGTCGCCGAAATGTCGTCGTCCATTGATGACGCAGTGGCGAAAGTCTCGAAGTCGAACATGCAACTGCCGATGGACTTGGCGATCACGCGCACGACCAACTTCCTGAAGGCGTTCTTCAAGGGTGCGAAGTCGTCGGGCTGGCTCGTCGCCTCGGAAGATGCGGCGCTGGGCGACGCGGGCTGGACGTTCACGGTGCAGCGCAACGCACAACGCCCGTCGGACCGCATGGATATTGCCTACGGCCTGCATTACGACGGCGTGGCGCGCGCGATCTATATCCAACAAACCATTTCGGCATAAGGAGCCAACATGACCCGTACTGGACATGCTGCATCGGACCTCATGCGTGGCCTGCTCACGCCTGAAGTCGTGCCCGTGAAGGGCAAGTACCTGATGGACGACACGGACGACGGCGACGAGTCCGGCCCCGCTGCCGACTACGCCAACGCGCAAACGCGCGTGCAGGCGGCGTCCATCGTGCAGGAATGGGCGGGAACGTCCGACTTGGGCGACGACGAATCGCTTGCCGACCGCCTCATGATGCTCGTCGTGGGCGCGGTGGACGCGGACATTGACGGCGAACTGAGCGATGAAGAATCGCAGGTCGCTGAAATCGTGCTCAATTCCGTGTGGGATTACATGTCGGCGAAGGGTGTCGGCGACGACGACCTCGACGCGCTTCTGAACAACTGGGACGCGGACGCGGCGGCGCGGGTGAAAGACTTCCTCGCCGACTCGCTGCCCGCCGACGACGAAGAAGCCGCCGACGATATCGACTCGTTCGCGTTCGATGAAGAAAGCTCGTCGGCGATTTTCGATTCGGTCGAAGGCACGTTCCTGTACGACGCTGTGTACAAGAAGAAGCTCGTCATTCGCAACGGCAAGAAGACCAAGATCAACAAGCGTATCAGCGGCACGGTGCGCTTGAACGCGAAGCAAAAGATTGCGGTCAAGAAAGCCCAGCGCAAGAGCCATACGGCACCGGCGACCATCAAGCGCATGAAGTCGTTGCGCAAGCGCGCACAGATGGGCCTGTAAATGCCGTCCGCCGACCGCCTCTCTGGTTCGTCTTCGGCCCGCGTCCTGTCTTCGGACTGGGGCGGGCTTAATCGACGCCTGTTGCTCAAGCTGTACCCGATGAAGCGGGCACAGAGTGGCGACGGCTGGACGCAAGACAGTTCGAGCCAAACCCTCTCAAACGGGTTTGTGCTCGATAACGGCTACGAAGTGCACGCGCCGATCACGGACGGCAATTTCGAAATGTCGTTCAACTGGACGTCGCCGTTTGAGGGTGCGGGCGCGGAGTCGAAAGCCCCTACTCTCTCGGCGATGCTCCAATCTGGCGCCCTGTCGAGCGCAATGCAGACGTTCCTGACTGTCACCGGCCAAACCGGCAACGGCTCCGCGCAACAAGCGGTGTCTGCCATTGATGCAGCAACCGGGCGCACCGGCATCACCAAGCTCAATTCAACGCAGACCTTCACCGGCATGCCGCCCGCGAAGGTGTCGGTAACGGCGCATTTTCGCGCGTTACGTGAGCCGCTGGATGAAGTGCGCTACCCGATTCGCCAACTTGAGGAATGGTCCGTTCCGCAGTATCTCGCGCCTGAATCGGTGCTCGCGAACGCCGCCAAGACGGGCGGCAAAGATGGCGTGATTCAGACGGTCTATCCGTCGATGACGCCGCAAATCCTCGGGCTTCAATACGGCGACATGAACCTCTTTCCGGTCGTCATCGAGTCGATTGGACGCCCTATCACCAACCCGCGCACAGAGTCGGGCGTAATGCTTCATTGCGCCGTGCAACTGTCGATTTCGACGCTTGCCGCCCTTGACCGCGCGGACATTCGAGCGATGTACCCATGATTGCTATTGACGTGCTGCGGACCGCGCGCCTCGAAGTGCGCATGTCCGAATTGCCTATCGGGGATGAAGTCGAATTGTGCTATCTGCCCGATGGCTCCTACGAAAAGAACCTCTCTGAGTTTTTGCGCCGCGCGATCAAAAGCGCTGAAGCCGTCTCCGAGCGGCACATCACCGACCCGCGCGCGTGGAGTGTCGGCGAGCGCTATCTCGCGCTTGCGCACTACAACCGCGCGGTACGTGAAGACGGCCCGAACTATCAGGTCACGGAAAGCACGAAGCTCGGCGACTACCTCATTCGGGACCGCGACCCGCAGGAACCTGTCACGTTCGAAGCGAACGACGATACCTGGACTTTTACGCCTGCCACGGGCGCCGCGCTCGAAGCGCTCGAAGAACTGCGCTTCTCGTGTGCGACGACGGGCTTGGCGCTCTGGCTATTCGGCCTTATGGCGATTCAACTGAGCCGCCCCGGCGAAGAACGTCCGGACCCGATTGGCGACGGCGAAGACTATTCGAAGTGGCTCGATCAGCGCATCACGATCATGCGCTCATTGCCCGCGTCGGATGCTGAAGTGCTCTATCGCGAGCACGCCGCCGCGCAGGAACAAGCCGCGCAGTTTTTTCGCGTGTGGTGCGACTCGGAAGGCGTCATTGTGATGCCAAAGGATGCGGGCGGCGGTATGTCGCCCGCGCGATTTCGGATTCATTCAGGCTTCACCCAGATGGCGCTTGCAATCACTGGAAAACTTGAAGGAGTGCGCGGCTAATCTGTTCTTAAACTTTGGCATCGACTTCGAAAAGGCGATGCGCATGACGCGATCACAGATTAAAGCTGTGTTCGAGTCGAAACAGTTCAAGGAATGGAAGCGCGGGCGGGAAGCACAGAACCGGCTCGACGCCGCACAGATTGAACGGCTCGACAACATCGTGAGAAGCATCGGAAGCCTTGGGAAAGTCTTAGCGACCCGGCGCATGTTCTAAGCCCGCGCCGGGCGTTTTAACCGACTCAGAACAGGTTCCTTCACATGACTGCCCGCCAGTGCTTTGCTAACTCCGCGCTTCGTTTTTATATCTCGGGTTTGGCCGTTTTCATGTGGTTCTTCGCCTTCCACGAAGAACGCTCGATGAACTTCCTAGTCGCGGCGTTCCCCGAAGGCGCAACGATTTTCTGGATGCTGCTCGTGTGCGGGATTGTCGGCATGGCGGACGTCATCGTGAATGACGTCTTGCCTAGACCGCAGTGGCTTGTTGTTCGCCACAACCGGCACTACGGGCTTCTCGCCATTGCTTTTTGTCACACCGGCCTTTTGTTCATCGCCGTCCATAAAGTCGCTTCCCCCTTGCTTGCCGTCTATAGCCTGTGGAACGCGGTTTTCATTATCGGCTTCTCCCTGCTGGATGCGCATCAACGCTCCGCTGATATACCGAAGGAAAAAGCCGCATATGCAAGTCGCGCACCAGCTTAGATCGGCCCTCTCCGCGTTCCTGTTGCTGTTCTGGTCGGTCGCGGCCTATGCCGCCAAGGCGACCTTTGGCGGCGACCTGCAATCCATTCCGCCCGCTGCGGTCGCGATTGCCGTGCTGCTCTCGTTGATCGGTGGCGCTGCATACACCGCGAGCAAGGTGGCGAACCCGAACGTGACGGTCAAGAGCATGCCCGCCGAAATCGTGAAGGACGTGCTCACGTCGATTGTGGTCGGCTTCGTGACGTTCTGCATCGGCTCCTACATGGAATGGCCCGCCGTCGTGCAGGCGGGGCTTATCACGCTCGCAGGTTATGGCGGCTCGCGCGTGCTCGAACCGATGCTCGCGATTGCGATTCAGCGCTTCTCGAAGTTATTCGGCGTTGAGACGCCGCCCGCGCTCCCGGCGCCTACTGATACGACCGAACAATGAACGTCACGCTTGCTCAATTGCAAAAGCTCTATCCGCGCTCGACGGCGCACTTCGCCGACTGGCTCGACCCGCTCAACGCGGCAATGGGCGAGTTCGGCATCACGACTGAGCCGCGTATCGAAATGTTCCTCGCGCAAATCCTGCACGAGTCGCTGGGGCTTACGGCGCTCTCAGAAAACCTCAACTACTCGGCGCAAGGGCTTGCGAACACGTGGGACCGTTTCAGCATGAACGGTAAGCGCGGCGGCTCGCCCAATGCGCTTGCGAAGACGCTCGAACGTCGCCCGCAGGCGATTGCGAACAACGTGTATGCGAACCGGCTCGGCAACGGCTCGGAAGCGGGCGGAGACGGCTTCCGCTATCGCGGTCGGGGTCCAATCATGATTACCGGCAAGGCGAACTACTGCGCGGTTCTGATGGCCCTGCACATCGACTGTGTTGAAGACCCGGACACGCTGCTCGACCCGCTTAACGCCGCGCGCGCATCGGCGTGGTTCTGGCGCGAGCACGGCCTGAATGAAGTCGCCGACAAGGGCAACTTCACGGGCACGACGAAGGTTATCAACGGCGGCGATATCGGCGGTGCAGAGCGCATCGGTTTGTGGGAACTCGCGAAGAAGGTGATTGCATGAACGACGTGACGAAGGTGCACGCCCAGCACGACACGCTGGACGTTGATATCAACATTCCGGGTCATGAGCCGCGCGCGACGACGGCGCTTTTCACGCGCACGCGCAAGGTGCTCATTGAGCGCGAGCAAGGCCGGTGCTGGGTGTCGGGCTTGACGGAAAAGGAACTGGGTCATCCGCTCGAAGCGCATCACCATCCCATTGAGCGCTCGATGGCGAACATGATCGACTGGGAGCGCTTCTCGCGCGACGCGCGTGCCGGGCACTGGGGTCCGCACGCGCAGGGCTTCGACTGGGAGACGTTCTTCCACGGCTCGACGCTGCAACAAGTCACTGTCGCCGCGACCGATGACGAAGAAGCCTACACGGTCACGTTCCGCGTGCCGGTCGATCCGTACCTGTTCGTGGACGACATGACGGTCAATGGCCTGCTACTGGGCCGCGACTATCACACCGGCAAAAACGAAGGCATTCACCGGCTTCCCTTCCCGTACTGGATTGCGCGCAAGTACGGGCGCGAAGGCTACGTCTTTTCGAGCGTAGAGACGATTCACAACGCGCGCTTTCAACCTGAGTGAAAAACCATGAAACCTTTGCGTCACATTCTGCTATTCATTGCGCTTGTCGTCGGCGGCGCGCTTGCCGTCGCTACCCTGTCGGGCTGCGCGACGAGCGCGGCACCGGCAAGCGGCGTTGTCGTGGCCGCGCCTGCATCCGCTGTGCTCGCGACGCCCGCCGCCAAGGCGACCGCGCTCGCGGCGACCATCGACCGCAACTGTCAGGTCGGCTTGCCCTTTCTCGCGAGCCTGAAGGCCGTACAGACGGACCCCGCCGCGCTCGCGCTGCTCGACAAGGTATCGGGCGATGCGGACAAGGTATGTGCCGTCGCCGCGCTCGTTGCGAACCCGCCATTAGGCACCACGCCTGCGCTCGACCTTGCCGCCGTGAAGACATTCGCCAGTGCACAGATTCCAAGCCTATTGACGCTCGTTCGAACTTCGAAGCTGGACGACAACGCGAAGACTGCCGCCGTACTTGCGATTACCGGCGCGCAACTCGCCTTGCTTAACGGCGTGGTGGGCGCACAGTAATGGGCTACTTCGCCACGGCCCTGAAGGTTGAGCCTGCCTCGGCATTCGACGGGCAGGAATGGCGGCTGCTCGCGCCGCTCGTGTTCGTGTCGGACGTCGCCGGGCGCATCGTCGTGCCTGCCGGGTTCGTGACGAACTTCGCGAGCGTGCCGCGCATCCCG